CGAAGCTGATAGAAAACTCGAAGATGTCAAAGAAGAATTGGGCGAACTGGCTCCACTCGGCTAATCGATGTCAACTAACGACAAAATCGAAGACGCTATCACAAGGCATCAGGTCTTTGTGATGCGCTACTCTCAAGGGCGTGAGCGTTTGGCCGATGAGTATGTGGAAAAGCTGATAGATGCTGTCACAGAGCGTCTAGGGGCCGATATAGCCACAGTTTCGCCCGCTAGACTCGACCGGATCATTGCGGAGGTGGTTGCGGACATCGAAACACGCTCCACGGACTACGAGCAATCGGTGGTTGATGAGATGATGGAGTTTGTCGGCTATCAGTCTGACTTCAACGTCAACTTGCTTGACTTTAACGTCGATGCCGAAGTTGTCACACCCGCTCTCGGGGTGCTTCAGGCCGCTATGCTACTTAGACGGATGCCACTCGAACCTACAAAATCTTACACGGTCAACGAAGCCCTGCAAGAATACTCCAAGCGCAAATCAAGACAGATCGTCCAAACGGTGAGAGATGGCGTGACCTTGGGGCAGACATCTCAAGAAATTACTAAGAATATCAAGGACTTAACGAAACTTCAGCAAAGACAAGCCTCGACTCTAGCTCGCACGATAACCAATTACGTGAGCATCCAGGCCCGCGAAGTGGTTATGAGAGAGAACTCTGATATAACCGATAGTTATAAATGGATCGCCACGCTAGACAGCCGCACCTCTCTGATTTGCGCGAGTAGGGATCAACAGATCTTCAAAGAAAGCAACGACAGCCCAAAACCACCCGCGCACTTCAACTGCCGAAGCACTATCGCGCCAATACTTAAAGATGAGTTTGATTTGGGCCTCGACATAGACGCACGTAGGCCGTCCGTGAGCGATACTGGAGTCAAGCAGGTAAGTAGCAGCACCCCATACGAAACGTGGCTTAGGAGGCAATCTAGGGCGTTTCAAACGGAAGTGCTAGGGGTAACTAGAGCTAAACTGTTCCGAGAGGGGCGAATATCAATAGGGCGCTTTGTGGATGCACAGGGGGCAACATTGACACTCGACCAACTTAGGAAACTGGAGCCGATAGTCTTTGAGGACTTAGGCATTTAAACGGCAGAGCCGTACATTGCAAACTAGAGGTGAGCAAAATGGAAGCGTTAAAAGACATCGAGCTAGATGATGACGTTAAAGGGAAGATTGCGGAGCAGATCGAGCAAGAACTGCAAGCAAGGCTAGACCAAGAGGTCGCGGGGTTAAAGGCGAAAAACGATGAGCTAATCGCTGAGAAGCGAAAAGCACAGGAGGCAACCGAGGCCGCTAAGACGCGGGCCAAGATGGAAGCAGAGGAAAAGGCCAAAGCTGAGAACGACTACAAGCAACTTTTTGAGTCACAAAAGCAAGAATCCGATACTTTGCGTAAAACAATTGAAAAGATGAACTCCGACATATCGCGGTCAAAAATCGATTCTGAGGCTGCTAAGTTAGCGTCAGTATTGACAAAAGACACAAGTCGAGCAAAACTATTGCAACAACAGATTAGCCAGAGGCTAACTCTAGTTGACAATGAGATTCGAGTGGCAGATGAGACGGGTCAATTAACCGTTTCGACACTTGATGACCTCACTAACTCTATCAAACAGAACTTCCCGTTCTTGGTTGATGGCAGTCAAGCAAATGGCGGCGGGGCCGTCAGAGCGCAAGGCAGAGCTGAAGCGCGATCCAAAGAGATGTCACGAGCTGACTTTGATGCAATGCGTCCGGTTGATCAATCGGATTTTATGCGTTCGGGCGGCAAACTTTATGATGAATAAGGAGGCCAACAATGGCTAACGTATTAACTAACCTTGCCGCAGATATTTATGTCGCGGCTGACGTAGTGGGTCGAGAGCTTGTTGGCTTCATTCCTGCTTCTACCATTAACGCAAACGGATCAGAGCGAGTCGCCAAAGGCGATACCGTTCGAGCATCTTTCACGCGAGCTGCAACCGCAGTAGATGTCACCGAGTCTATGACCATTCCCCAAGGAACGGATCAGACTGTTGACAACAAAACTCTCTCGATCACTAAGTCAAGAGCCGTCCAAATCCCTTACACTGGGGAAGATGTACGCCACTTGAACAACGGTATCGGCTTCGAGACTGTATACGGTGATCAAATTGCTCAAGCAATGCGAACTCTGTGCAACGAAGTAGAGTACGACCTCGCTGTTGAAGCATACACTAACGCTTCACGCGCTCACGGAACGGCTGGAACGACTCCGTTCGGAACCAACAACCACGCTATCGCTGAAATGCGTAAGATCTTGGTTGATAACGGTATGCCAAGTGAGCAAGATCAAGTCTCTTTGATCCTTAGCTCTGCTGCTGGCGCAAACCTCAGAAAACTTGCCGCATTGCAAGAAGTGAACAAGTCAGGAAATGACACTTTGCTCCGTCAAGGTATCTTGCTTGATCTGTTCGGAATGGGTGTACGCGAATCAGCGCAAGTTGTAAGCCACACTAAAGGAACGGCCACTGGCTTAGATGCAAATGGCGGCGAAGCTGCTGGCGAGACTACTATTGCTCTCGACGGTGGAGACGGCGGTAGTTTGCTTTCTGGTGATGTCGTAACTTTTGCTGGCGACAGCAACAAGTACGTCGTAAACACTGGCTTCACTGCTGCTGCTGGCAATGCCGTAATCGGTACTCCTGGCTTGCAAGAGGCTTTGGCAACTGGTGTTGAAATGACGATTGGCGATAGTTTCTCTGCAAACATCGCAATGCACCGACGAGCACTTGAACTCGCTATCCGCGCTCCTGCTGTACCTGAAGGCGGCGATGCTGCTGACGACTCTATGATCGTTCAGGATCAGCGTAGCGGCTTGGTATTCGAGGTTCGAGTATACCGAGGCTATCGTAAGTCTATGATCGAAGTAGGCGTAGCATGGGGTGTTAAGGCTTGGAAGCCTGACTTCATTGCAACTCTGCTCGGCTAATCATAGTCAAAGCTATAGATGACTGGGGGCTTCGGCCCCCAAGATTCTTACTCAAGGATAAGTAATGGCGCTGATAATCGAAGACGGTTCAGGTGTAGCAAACGCAAATAGCTATGTGACTGCTGCTCAGTGGGATGCTTGGGCGACCGCTCGCGGCATTTCTCACAGCCACAGCACTAGCAAGATTGAAGAATTTATCCTGACTGCTATGGATTACTTCGAGGCGCAATACTTTATTGGGCGCAAAGCTACTGATGAGCAGGAATTGCAGTGGCCTAGAACAGAAGTATACATAGACAGCTATTCGGTTGATTCTGATGAAATACCCAAGCAAGTTAAAAATGCGGTTTATGAAATTACTCGGACGGTTTCTGATGGCAATTTCGCGTTATCTGCGCGAGAAAGACAGACAACCCAAGAAAAAATAGGTGATATAACAGTCACTTACAAGAACAACGCTAGTATGCGGAAAGAAACTCCAGCCGTTACCTCAGCGTTACGCAAGATTACTAAGTCAGTCAACGCGGTATCGAGATCATGAGTTTTAACTACGCAGCCACACAAGCGACTGCGACTAGCATCTTGACCAAGTTTGGCGAGGATGCCACTGCGACCAGAACAGCGGGAGCTAGTTTTAACCCTACAACGGGGTCTTATACAGGTGGTAGTACGACCACTATTACCGGCAAAGCAGTAAGATTAAACTACAGCAAGGCCGAGATAGATGGCGAAATGGTACAGAGAGACGATGCGAGGATGTATTTTCAGGCTGGCAATGGAGCGCCTGAGATAGACGATAACATTCTGTTCGACTCAGAAAATTATAGGGTTATGGACGTTGTAACCATCGCCCCCTCTGATACGGATGTGCTCTATGAGCTTCAGCTTAGACGTTAAGAAGTTTGCAGATCTAGCAAGTCTTGATGCAGTAAAAGCCATCAGGGTGGCAGCTTTGGAGGTTTTTCCTAGAATCATAATCGAAAGCCCAGTAGATACAGGTAGATTCAGGAATAACTGGAACACAAGTTTGGGAGCGCCAGATTATTCTACTACAACACAAGTAGATCCTTCTGGCTCAAATTCAAAAGGAAAGATATCGGCTGTGATAAGAAACTTACAGGGAGATCAATCCGCATTTCTCAGTAATGGGCTTCCATACGCGCAAAGACTTGAGTACGGATGGAGTAAGCAAGCCCCAAGCGGAATGGTTCGAGTTAATATAAAAAGGTTTTCTCAAGCGGTAGATAAAGCCGCCAAAGCCAAAAGAAGATAATAGATGACTACAACCTTTTTTGACATAAGCGCAGCGTTAGACGCAAGGCTCAATAGTCTCTCGGGTTCTTCTCCTATTGCTTGGCCTAATACAGCATTTAGGCCCACAAAAGGGACTTTGTATTTGCGTGCTAATAATTTACCAGCAGTCACAGAGCAAGCAGGGCTTGGGACAAGCGGTATAGACGTACATGAAGGCATCTACCAAGTAGATGTTTATGCGCCATTGGGGGAAGGTAGAGGCGCAGCAGAAGCTAAAGCTGACGCTGTTGCTGATCATTTTAAACGAGGCACTGACTTGCTATATAATGGAGTCACTGTTCGTTTAGGAGATGTGTCTCGTAACGCGGGACTAACAGAGGATGACAGATTTGTCACCTCTATATCAATAAACTACATGGCTCACGTAGCCCCGAGGTAAAACTATGACTATTGCAACAGGCGCTCGGCATGATATGGGTTACATATTAGAGTCGACTTTTGGCACAACTCCAAACAACCCCGCTATTAAGGCGATCAGGCACACAGGCACGACTCTAGGTCTTTCTAAGGATGCTATTGAGTCTGAAGAACTTAGAGAAGATCGACAGATCGCCCACTATCGACATGGGAATAAATCGGTCAGCGGCGATATCAACTTCGAGCTTTCTTATGGATCATTCGATGATTTGATTGAGGCGGTAATGTGCGGCACTTGGACTTCCGACGGAGATCCTGAGACTATCGTAACAGGAACGACTGCTCGATCTTTCACTATCGAACGTCATCATGAAGATATCAATAAGTATATCCGATCAACTGGTTGCTCATTTAACAGCATGAGCTTATCAATTGCTCCTAACTCAATGGTTACGGGTTCTTTCTCAGTTATTGGTAAAGATTTAGCCACAGCAGGATCGGCTCTTGCAGGAGCAAGCTACCCAGCAGCAACTACTACCGACCCATTTGATAGCTTCACTGGGGCAATCACTGAAGGCGGGTCTGCTATCGCGGTCGTTACGGCTCTTGAATTGAACATCGAGAACGGAATGGAAGCTCAATACGTGGTTGGGGATTCAACTACTTTACAGCCGCCTCTTGCTAAATCTACGGTTACGGGGTCAATTACTGCATACTTCGAGAACACCGCGCTGATCGACAAGTTTATTAACGAAACTTCATCAGCGATCACCTTTACTTTGACCGATGGCGCGTCGAATGATTACATATTCAACATGCCTAACGTCAAGTATAACTCGGGTAATCCAGAGGTCGGTGGGCCTGGCGCTGTTACAGTAACGCTAGATTTTATCGCGTTATTTAACACAGGAATCAGCAGCCAACTACAGATTACGAAAGACAATGCTTAAATAGGGATAGTGAGGGAAGGGAATTTATGGATGTTAAAAAACTTTACACGTTAGATGCACATGAAGAAGGCGCAGAAATACAAATCAAGGATCCTTCGACTAACGAGCCGACAGACTTTTACATAAAAGTTA